AAGGTTAAAGAACAACATAAAGATTATTAACTTAAGAATACACAAGGAATACAGTAATGGCCTACACTCCTTATAGTCAAGCACTACCAGATACCTCAAGATATACACTAGACCCTGTGCTACAGGAGCGTCTGTATCAACCAGTGAGGACAGATCCTTACCAAGCTGGTATGTTGAGTACCATGGCTAATGAATACTACGCAGACCCCTTTGGTTACACAAACAAACGCTTTGGTGCTCTTGACGAAGTACTACCAACAGACGCACCTGAGGTTGCTCTTGGTGGTATGTTTGCTCCTGCTCCTCCTTTAAGTAATGGTGAGGGCGGGAACAACGATGGTGGACTAACACCGGAGCAAATAGCCTTCCTTGATGCAGAGGCGGCGATACCCGGCGCACGTGATGCCCGTATGGGTAAAATAAATAGTATGCTTTCTCTTCTTGCTCAAGGCATTGTTCCGGGACTGCCTGCACTGTCTATATCCCAAATGGGTCTTGATGCTTACAACGACATGATACAGGGTCATGCGCGAACTGTTTCAGGAGATCCATACGGTCGTACTGATTCTGATCCTGTTGTTCCGGGGAGACAGCCGGGGCTTCCTGCGCCTGTTGTGACAGCCGAGGATCTAGCTGCAATACAGAACCCCGTTTATTCAGCTCCCGCTTATCAGGCTGGAAATGATGGAGACAGTGAAAGTAATACTCCAGACGCATTCACAGGCGCTGATTTTTCTTATGGCGATACTTCTTATGGAACTCTGTTTTAATTATGAAGCACTCAGTAGGAAAAGTAATAACAGCAGCTACGTTGACAGAGTTGTTCAAAGTCCCTGCTGGTTACAAAGCCGAGGTTAGTACCTTGTTTGCTAGTAACCACACAGGGAATAACAAAACTATTACTCTATACTGGCAACATGCTCACGACATTACCCATAAGATTTACATTGTATTTGATTATGTAATTTCTGCTAACAACTACTTAAAGTTTAGCGATAGCATGGTTATGCAAAGTGGTGACTCCCTACAGGTGTTAACAGAGTCAGGGTCAGAGATGAGTGTTATTGCCTCGTTTGACCTCAGAAAAGAACCACAAACTGTAGCATTTGACGGCGAATAAAGGAATAAAATGACATATCTAGAACTTGTCAATGGTGTACTAAGGAGACTTCGTGAGAGTGAAGTAACTACAGTACAGGGTGCTGGTAATACCAACAGCTACGCCCGTCTGATTGGTGACTTTGTTAATGAGGCAAAGAGTCAAGTAGAAGCTGCGTATGACTGGACTGCCTTACGTACTACAAACACAGTCACAACTAGCGCTAATGTCTTTAACTATGAGCTACAGGGCATTCGTAATAGTGCTAAAGTTTTAGATGTTCTAAACGATACCAATGACTTTGAGATGCTGTATCAGTCTAGTAGTTGGTTTAATCAACAGTTTTTGATTGACAACCCCCCGACAGGAAGTCCTCAGTACTATAACTTTAATGGTGTTAGTTCAGATGGGGATATACAAGTAGATCTCTTCCCTATTCCTGATGGTGTTTATACCCTTAGGTTTAACATGACAGCCCGTAATCTGCCCTTAGCGGCTGATACTGATGTTACTGTGTTGCCTACCCGTCCAATCATCCTGTTTGCTACAGCGATGGCAATTGAGGAACGTGGGGAGGATGGTGGTCAACAAAGTGTTAACGCCTATGGGGCTGCTCGGTCGGCCTTGGCAGACGAGATTGCTTTCGATGCTGCTCGTCACCCAGAGGACTCTATTTGGTATAGCGTATGAAGCAGTTACAAACAGTCTCTGTTGTCTCCCCCGGCTTCTTTGGGTTAAACACCCAAGACAGCAGTGTTGGCCTGTCTAGCAACTTTGCCCTGACAGCTGACAACTGTATTATTGATAAGTTTGGTCGGCTAGGTGCGCGTAAGGGTTGGGAACAACAGACTACTGACGGTGTAGATGAACTAAGCAATCTAAACATTGAGATGTTGGCTGAACACGTCAATGCAGATGACACTACTGTTACCCTTAGCGCGGGGAATCAGAAGTTATTCACAGGCGGTGTTGATGCTGTGTTAACCGATGTAACCCCTGCTGGTTACGCTATCTCAGCTAACAACTGGAAGGTGGCTACTCTCAATGACCATGCCCTGATAGTTCAAGAGGCACATGAGACTCTGGTTTACACTGAGAGCGACACCCCTAATGTACAGAAGCTTGCTGATTACACAGGCGTAGCACAGGCTTACGGTACTAGCTACCCTCGTGATGCTATAGCAGCCTATGGGCGCTTCTGGGCGCACGATGGGTCTAATGTATACTGGACTACCGATATAGCAGATACAGCCTTTCCAGCCTTCTCAGGGGGCACTAGCGGCTTTTTAAACATAGCTGCTGTACTACCTAACAACGTAGACACTGTAACGGCTCTGGCGGCTCATAATGACTTCCTAATCATCTTCTGTTCTCGTAACATTATTATCTACTCAGGAGCTAACGACCCTCTTGGTGATTTCCAACTTAACGATGTAATTGCTGGTGTGGGCTGTGTGGCTCGTGATACAGTACAAAATACAGGTAACGATTTAATCTTCCTGTCGGACACAGGTGTTCGTTCGTTGGGTCGCTTGTTGCAAGAGAAGTCGTTGCCCATGCGTGACCTTACTAAGAACGTAAGAGATGACGTGTTGGAGACAATGCAATTTGAGGTTGAGAGCGTAGGTACTTATAACAAAGTCCGTTCTGTTTATTCAGAAATCAATGCTTTCTATCTTTTGTCTTTCCCTACCTCACAGGTTGTCTATTGTTTGGACATGAGACAACCCCTTGAAGATGGCTCTTCTCGTGTTACCACTTGGTCAACAAAGACAACAGCTTTTTTACGCACACGTGCTAGAACCCTTTTGTTAGGGAAAAAGAATGGTATAGGAAAGTACATTAACTACTTAGACGGAACAGCACAGTACCGTATGCGTTACTCCTCTAACTACATGGACATGGAGAACAGCTCTATGACCAAGATGGTTAAGAAGGTGAGTATAACAGTCATTGGTGGTAGTGGTCAAGACTTTGTTATTAAGACAGGCTATGACTACTCAGGCGCAGACTTCTCCTATCCTTTTACAATTAACGAAGGCGTTGGCAGTGAGTATAACGTAGGTGAATACGGCATTGCTGAGTACACTGCTGGTGTGTTAATCGACAGGGTTAACGCTCAAGTGCAGGGGACAGGTAAAGTAGTACAGATTGGTTTTGAGGCTAATGTTGAAGGAAATCAAATTAGCGTTCAGAAATTAGATATGTTTGTTAAAACAGGAAGGATTAGTTAATGTCTAACTATACAAAGGCAACAGATTTTGCTGTTAAAGATACCCTCGCTTCGGGTAATGCAGCGAAGCTTGTTAAAGGCACAGAGATTGATGATGAGTTTAACTTGATTGAAACTGCTGTAATTTCTAAAGCAAACACAGCAAGCCCTACGTTTACTGGGACTGTGACAATGACAACACTCGATGGTGCTACTATTAGCGGCGGAACTTACTAACTAAGAAAGAGATATAACATGTCAGCATGGATGTTACCGGCAGCGACAATAGCTGCTTCATTATTTTCAAGTAACGCAGCTTCTAAGGCAGCAGATAGAGCCGCAGCAGCAAGCACCGCAGCAGGTAATCAAGCAGCCGCAGCAGCTGAGTTTAAACCCTATGGGGTCACTACGGGCTTTGGTACTAGCTACTTTAATCCTAAGACCCAACAGGCTGGCTACCAGTTAGACCCTGTACTGGAGGCCTTCCGTAACTCCATGTACGCGGGTGCTGGTGAGTTCATGGGACAAGTTCAATCAGACCCTCAGGCAGCTGCTCAGAACTACTATAACCAACAACAAGCGTTGATGGCAGGTGGTCGTGGTGCAGAAGACATTGCTCTTCGGCAACAGCAGCTAAACAGTGGACGCATTGGCCTAGGGTTGTCAGGGGAAGCCATGGGTGCTGGAGCAGGTACAGGGTATGTTAACCCACAACAGTACCAACAACAGCTTGCCCGTGCCCAACAGGATCAGCAGCTGGCTGCTCAGTCACAACAACTGGCTCAGGCAGACATTGATAAGGCCATTTCACGGGCTACAGGTCTATTTCAGACTGGTGCTGGTATTGAAGAGATGGGTCTGCGTCCATTGACCATCGGTGCTGACATTGGTTCTCGTCAGGCAGTCTCTGGTGGTAACCAAGCCCAAGCGTTGCTTGCTGGAGGCCAAGGGGCTGCTCAGGCTAACCTTGCTGGAGGTATTAACCAAGCTAACATGTTTGGTAACCTTGGAAAGTCTTTGATTGGCTTGGAACCCGGTAAAAACATCTTTGGTTTGGGATAAGGAGTAGACATGGCTGAAAGTATTTACAAAATGTTTGATTATCAAAGCCCACAGGCAATTAAACGAAATTATTTAGATAGTATTCTTCCTCGTTCTACTGGTGGTGATCTTTATAGTCAACTAGCTCAAGCAGGTAACACCACGGGCGGTCTCTTAGGTTATACCTTAGGTGGTCTAGCGGGTTATAAGCCTGCTGGTATGCAAAAGGCAGAGACCATGGATCAGATCATGGCTGAAGCCGCTAAGGGTGATAGCCCTCTGGCACAGGCTACAAAGGCCTATGAGCTGTTTGCAGCCAACGGTATGGGTCGTGAGGCTCAGGTTGCCATGGAGCGTGTGACTGAACTGAAGAAGGCACAGGAGGCTCAGGGCTTTAATCAGATGATGGCTAGTGGGCCAGAGCTTCAGACCCCTCAGGACTACATTAACGCTTCTAAAGCTGCTTTTGCTGCTGGTGACAGGCAAGCTGGCATGGCTATGCGTAACCAAGCAATGGCTCTAGTTAAACAACAGAAAGAAGAAGAACAGCGACTAAAGGGCATTGAATCCCGCACAGGGGCTGTTCAGCGGTTATCCCCAGAGATGGACCCAGAGCTTGCCGCAGGTATTGCTTCAGACACTACTTTGTTTGCAGAGTTTGCTAAGGCACAGTTTAAGGTAAAAGATACAAAGAACAACGTTGCCTTTAAGACAGTAGATGGCAACGTAGAGGCTGTTGTAACTGACCCTGCGGGTAATATTGTTAGCCGTGAAGTATTA